CGTCACCACCTACCCTGCGGCGGCTGGTAGTAGGGCCGCAGATCAGCTCATTCGTGGAGAGGAAGAGTTTTTTCTTTCGACGTTTGATGATCAACTCGCCGCCGCAAAGGCAACTGAGAGAAGCGCACGAATAGCATTACGAAATGCTGAGACTGCGTTACGGGGGAAGACAGCCAAGAAGGCATTAACACAGAGGGATTTGGCCATTGGAAGGCAACTCCCTGAAACCACACCTGGGAAGGTTGTGGAGGAAGCCCCTCCCATTGGGAGACAGGCTGTTGCGGAGGTTGTGGAGGAAGTACCCGCCCCCGTCACCCCCGACCCCGACGATGTTCTTGTTCGTCTCATAAGGGATCGCACGCCTGGCGAGGCACCCACCTTTACTCTCTTGAGGCTATATGAAGGGGCGATTAGTGCAGCTAAGACCGAGGCAAGGCTGATCGTAGACGAGGGGGGCAACCGTCTGAAAGCCGTTGGTATTGGAAAATTTGTGGGTGAACGGCTTGTTCCGCGTGTCCAAGACATCTCGAAACTGGATGAACTCTTCAACGCACTTCACAACGCTAGCGAAGTTACTGCGGGTAGGCTGAGAGTAGCCGATGAGTTGGCTGACGACTACGCTCGGCTCCGGGAACTCACGGACTGGGAAGAGTCTATGCGGTTGGACTTCGACCCTGAAATGGCAACCGTACAGGACTACTTCTACCGTGGCTGGAAGGTTCCCGAAGGAATGTTCGACGCCGCTGGTACTCAGGTTGGTCCACGGCTGGGAACAAAGCCTTCGTTTGCACGGCCTAGAGCCAATGCGACTTATCAACAGATGCGGGACTTAGGTTTTGAGCCCCTGTTCTGGAATCCGTATGAGCAGTGGCGCGTCTCTCGCTTGCAGGGGGTGATTCACCGGGAGCAGACACGTCTGGTCCAAGACTTAAAACAGATTGGACTTGCTGTGCCCCATTCGGGAGGCCCTGTACCTAAAGGCTGGCGTCTTCCAGAGGTTGGACCGGCCTTTGAGGGGAAACCGTTTGCGGCCAATCTTGCCGACGGAACGCAAACGACGATGTATACCAAACGGTGGATCGTTCCCGAAGAGGTGGCGAAACTTCTCGATAGCATCTACGGAAAGAGGCCTGATCTACACTCAGTCCGTGTCGGCGGCAAGGACATTGACATTATGAATGTCATTGATGCTGCCGTGTTCATTCCCAAGCGTGCCAAACTCTTTGGCTCTCTTTTCCAGCAGAGGGACTTCTTGCAGCGCAGTTTAGGTGGGGCCTGGAGTGGCATGGTTGACGCGCTCTTTGCAGGCGAACCCGTACAGGCCGTGAGACACTTGGCCCTCTGGCCCAAGTCAGCCGTGGACATCGTACTAGCGAATCTTGGACCACGCGCCCGTACTAAGATCAGACAGCAACTGAACAGCACCGACTCTATTATTGAGGGAAGGCCCGGTGTTCATCTACGCGGTATAGTGAAAGCTGGTCTCTCGACTATCGACGTAACAATCATGCCGGGCAACATAGACGAGGTAGCCAGAGAAGTAGCAAGCGAGTCTGGCTTCTTGGGTGTCAAGAGAGTCGCTCGCGCCGTTATCGAGATCGAAAGTGCTATGCGCCGAGGCTTGTTTGAGGGAGTCTACCCAGCGGCACAGATCACAGACATACGCAATAATATCGCACCGATGCTCGCTAGGCAGTATCCGTCCCTGACCGACGAGGCCCTGAACGGTCTGATCGCACAGGTCACTAACAAGCGGTACTCTACGATCCCTGCCTCCCAGAGCGTTCTTCAGAATCGCGCTTGGCGCGAGACGTTTAAGAGAGTGTTCTTCTCCATTGGTGAGAACGAAGGACTGCTCCGGCAGGGAACGAGCACCTTCCACGGGCCGGAGAGGGCGTTTTGGCGCAAACACTGGATTGGGGCGTATCTATCCCTGATAGCCACCGCTAACGTGATCCACTTCGCTTCCACCGGCAAGATGCTGCCCAAGGACAGGTACTCACCTATCTCCAAAGATCGTTTTGGCCCCTTGCCCTTTGGTTTTAATATCAACTTCGCATCCCCCACCCTCCCTTTTGTGGGCCGTGGACGCAACGAGCTTCTTCTTGATCTTGCTGGGCAGTTAGACACGGTCTTCAAGATACTTGACCCGATATCGTTCATCTCGTCTAGGCAATCGGTGCCGATTCGAGCAATTCAGAACCAGTTCACAGGTAAAGACTTCTTCAACCAGCCGATAGATGAGGTGGGGCCCGGTGGCTTCTTCTCCCGTACCCTCCAGTTGCTCAGTGATACGCTCGCTCCCATCGGGATCGGCACGTCCGCATTGCAGATTCTCCGGCAGCAGGTTCCTGCGACGCAGGCTCTGATACCACCGTCTGAGGAGCGGGGAGGTACGCCTCTACAGATTATTCAGGCCACTGGTCTTAACGTCAAAGCTGCAAGCACGAAGAGAATGTTAGAGGAAGAGGCTGCGAGGATGTTCCCTGGAGAGCCCTGGGACACGCTGACGCCGACGCAACGCGATAAGGTTGTCTCTAAGCCCGATATCGAGAAGGAGCTTATGCTCCGGAATGAGATATCAGTTGCGCGGGGCAGCGACATCGCGATTTACTATGCGGAGAGAGACAAGATCAATGAGGACCGAGACGTACTCATAGCTGCGTTGGCTGAGAGAGTCGGTCCGAGTCGGGAGTTCGTGTTGGCGCTTTCTCAGCATCAGGGAGACCGTGCGGTAGAGTTGCGGGCTCTACGCAGATTAAGCGAGAAGAACATTAAGGACTTCTCCAAGCGGGAGGTACGCACCAGCAAGGCAGACATAGCGTTGGCGGATTACTATAAAGCTCTCTTTGAGACTCAGCCGCCCTTGGAAGACCCTGTCACTTTTGATTATGACTTTGCCCGACGAGAACAGATTCTCAAGGACTGGCGGGACGAGCATTCCGATGTAGCCGATGCTGTCCTGGAGTTCCTGCGTCGGAACGAACATCCCCTGGTGCGAGAACTCAGGGAAGACAGGGATGTGATAGCAGATTCTGGTTACTGGGACATCACTGATACCTTGATCGACTCCCAAGGAATCCGTGATCTCTGGGAACGGTACCATGAGGAACCCAAATCAGACCGACCGGTCTTCCTCAGAAATTTGATGAATAAGAACCCGGAACAACATATGAAGTTCATAGACGCCCAAGCAGTGATCGACCGTTTTAAACACGCTAAACGTACTACCAACTGTGATCTCGACCGGAATCTTTTGAAGTGGGGCTACGTCTCCGTTCCAAAATGTAAAGATGTCATAGAAGAGCTTCGGGCAAGGCAGCTCAAGAAACTACGAGAGGATGGATTTAATCCTGACCCTGTGGGGGTTATGAATAATGGCTCAAGTACAGGACGTGCGTTGCCCTAATTGCAGCAAGAAGCTGGCTGAGAGGCTGGAGGGCACACTGGTGGCTTTCTGCCGTGGGTGCAAGAGGATTGTTTCTGTACATCACCCCAAGCCCATTGCGGACTTGACAGGGGAACTGCGTCCTGTCAATACTTAGGTGCTGTAGGCAGATAATCGGATAGGGACTGAAGTGCGCTAAGTCGCCTCGTAAGGGGCGACTTCTCTTTTACGGCGATTCCCTATGTATGGGAGATGCTGGGAGGGATAGATGGTACAGGAAGAGAAGTCAGATTCGCTCACTGATGAGGATGCCTCCTCAGAGGAAGGCGAGATTGACTACAAGGCGATGGCAGACGCCGCTATTGCTGAACGCGACAAGGCTCAGACGAGGATCAAACAGCTAGAGGATGCTGGCAAATCCCGTCAGAAGACTTGGATGCAGCAGCAGGATCGGGACAGGATGCTATTGGGTATCCAGGAAGAGGTGAAGTCGTCCAGAGAGATCAATGCCGCGTTGGTAGATGCCTTGACCAGAGGCGATACCGACGAGTTGGCTGGTAGAGTACGGGAGATCGAAACAAAGTCAGAGGCGGCACGGACCGGGATCGATAACAGAGAGATAAGCACTTCTCTGGTGAACACGATCTTCCAGCAGGCTGAGGATGCGGGATTAGACCCTCAGACAGCACCGGAGTTTGAGGAGATACGCGCTGAATATGAGGCCATAAGGTCCAGTCCCAATCCCCAGGGCCTGACAACAGAGCTATACCAATTGGCCCTGAAGGCCGGACAGATCTCTAATGATTACAAATCAGAGTCGAACTTCAACAATCGGATCAAGGAGATGGAGGAGAGGTTGACCAAGGCCCAGGATAATGCCAAAGAGGTCGCCGACAAGGCTGAAGAAGAGGGTTTCATAACCGATACCGGCAGGAGCACTCCTGTTCCGAGGCCCACGACCAAAGCACAGGCGGCCAAGCTATACAACGAGGGCAAGATCACCTCCATAGAATACGCTAAACATAGGTAGGTAACCCATGCCAGTAACAACTGCTTCTGACCTAGACAGTTTGATACAAGTAATAGTCGGAGAGATGCGTTTCACCGCACGTCACGCGGTGCCGATGGCCAACCTGGTCACTCGGGTGGATATGCCGGAGAACAGAGGGGCGCCTTTCGACCTCCCGAAGCTAGACACGTTGACGGCAGTGAACCTCACTGAGGGCGTGGATGTCACCTCCTTCGAGACGGTCACGGACACAGATGTGTCCATAGATCCGACGGAGGTAGGGGTGTTCGTTGCTCTTTCGGACAGGTCTCTCAGAAGGGCACCGACAGCTTTCGAGTCGGCGGTCGCAGGAGAAGCGGCCCGTGCTTATGCCTACAAGCTGGACCTCGACCTATTGAGACAGTTGGACAGCTTCAGCACCAGCCTTGTCGGTGCGAATACAGCGGTTGGTATAAACCACTTGTCAGCAGCCAGGTCGAGGGTCAAGGGTGGCTCAGAGCCGGGACAGGGTCCTGTTCATGTGGTCTTGCATCCTTACGGGATAAAGGACATTGTGGACGATCTCGTTCCTGCGGTCTCTAACTCCATTCCGGCGGGTATCTCGGACGATGTCACTCGTCAGTACCTGACTGAGAACTTCGTCGGCAACACCAAGCTCTACGGTATGAGTGTCTGGGAAGACGGGAACATAGAGATAGATACTTCGAACGATGCCAAGGGCGGGGTGTTCTGTCAGAACGCCATCTTCCTGGCAATCACGATGGAGCCCACGCAGGAGAAGCAGAGGGATGCCAGCTTGCGTGGTGACGAGGTTGTGGTCGTTGGAGAGTACGGGTATGCGGAATGGCTGGATGCGGCGGGAGTCGAGATTTACCACGACGCGACAGCCCCGACTGCGTAGCGGGTGTAACGGGTAGTTATCAGCGACCTGAAGAAGGGCCTGGGTCGGGAGGGGAGGCCGGTTAGGCCTTCCCTCCTCTGGCACGCCAGAAGGACAAAAAGGAGAAGTCCATGCCATCAGGGATAATTTACGGTAAGCCGGGAGAACAGTTCCAAGAGCATCAGTACAAGCGCCACAACTTCGGGACCAAGATGTACATCAACGATAGCGTCTGGGTCTATGCACAGATGGGTCCTACTGTGGGTGTTGCTGGGAGTTTGTACCAGTCAGAGGCGGTCACGGCTAACTGGAACTCGAAAACAGTGGATACGGCCAGAGCAGTTGGTGCTACCCAGATATCGGCGACTATTGGGGGCACCGCCACGGTACAGGATGAGTTCGACGAGGGGTATGTCGTGATCGAGGACGATGCGGGGGAAGGGCACCTCTACCACATAGCCCGCGCATGGAAGGCCGGAGACTCTAATGCGCAAGCCGATGGGAGTGCCGTACAGACGGTCAACCTCATATCGGGCGAGAGTGTCCAAGTAGCTCTGACCACGTCTACGACTCTGTCGTTCTTCAAGAACAAGCTGGACGAGGTCATCGTACATCCCTCGCCGCCTACTGCGGCGGTTGTGGGGGTTGCCATGAAGGCTGTCACCGCTAGCTATTACTGCTGGCTCCAGGTCAGGGGTCCGGCATCGGTGAAGGCCGATGGTACTCTGGTAGCTGGTAGGGGGGTCAGGGCCTCAGAGGACGATGATGGTGCGGTAGCGGCGCTCGACTACGATGAGAGCGGTAGGGACGAGGTCCCGTTGGGGTCGGTCATAGATATCGGCACTGATACAGAACACGCCGCTATCGACCTCAACATACCTGGGTACTAGCCAGTCGCACAGATGACATGAGGGGGCTGGGCCTTCGGGCCCGGCCTCCATCCCAAGCCGAGGAGATTCCGTCAGATACAGAAGGGGGTAGTAGATGGTACAGCAAGGTACAAGACCTACAGTTAGGACCGAGGAGATGATCACCAGCGGGGAGAAGAGACGCTATTGGGACCCGGCAGACGGTCTCTGGACACATCAGTTAGCTGGTAACGCCTCGGCAGAGAGGTTCTATACCCGCACCAAGGGTTTCCTCCTACAACCCCCTGGGGAGCTTGCCATCTATGTCAACAATGAACTCTTAGACAGCAAGCATCCAGACATGAGGCAGAGGGAGATAGACAAACAGAAGGCCTACGCTGGTCCATACCCTGTAGGTGAGAAGAAAACCATATGTAGGTGTAGTCAGTGGTTTGATAAGAACTGCGACACATGGGATGAGCATTATGGCCAATTGGGCCTATTAGTGCATCATCTGGTCAAGGATGAGATGAGCGACAGGGCCACATCCATGACCGAGGATGATATCTCGGCTGTTGTGGACCGTCTGGCCAACGAGGGATACAAGCTCGTTAAGGAAGATGATGGGAATAACGATAATAGTCAAGAGAAGAAAGAACGAGAGTGGGTCTAGCGTGACCTTCGGGTCTCGGCCTGTTCCGAAGGCCAAGATCCATGAGGACCGCAGCAACGTCAGTGGGCGTCACTTGTCCGTTATTGTTCCTATGGCGGAGAGCATGGAGCCCTCAGAACTCAGGGAACACGCGCATTACCTCCGGGAGAAGCTGAAGAGGGATGACATCACAGAGGATTCCATATCGGCCAAGATAGAGAAAGGCCATCATCCCACTCCCAAACCTTCCATGAAGCCGTCCTCGAAGAAAAGAATGGCGGGTGGATAGGAAGTGGCTTTCGGTCCTATATCGGGCGGAGCTTACGACCAGACCGTTACGGCTACTGCGGCAGGGATAGGTAGCGACAACATACCGAACGGTGCGGCGTCTGCTGAGGGATATGTGCGTACAGCGGCAGTTGTTGAGTACAGGGACGGAACGACTCCCACCGCGAGCAAGGGTAGGCAGTGGAACGCTACCGATACCATAATACTCAGGAGCCCATCTGAGATGGATGGCTTCTCGGCTATCAGGCAGTCTGGCAGCAACGCCACAATAAACTGGGAGTTCTATAACAGTCCCCAGAAGAACTCGCCTCCCGGCCTGGGGGTCTAGTTCTGGTCCAGGGACACCGGATCACTCATAGCATCTAAAACCCATATAGGTGATGAGCCCCCGGACATTCGGGGGTGAGCCTGGGCATCGAGCCCGAAGGAGTTCAATAATGTCAAACATCCTCTTGAACGGTCAGGGTTCCGAGAAGCTGACCGTGTCCTCTTCCTCTGTTGGTCTCGCGAGCATCCCCGACGATGGTAAGCGTGCCACTATCCGTGTGACGGGCGACGCTATCCACATAGAGAATGACGGGGGCGCTGCGACCACGAACGACTTCCTGGTCAGAGCAGAAGAGGTGGTCCACTTCACTGATAACAGGTTTGAACTGACCAAGCTACGCTTCATCCGTAACTCGGGCGATGCCGTATTGTACATAACGTACTTCAACTAAGGAGACCGTAATGAGAATTGAAGTACCCTCGGCTTTTTATAACGAAGGGTCTAACTACACCGGACGCATCGCCCAGGCCCTCCACCTTGACGGCGACCTTGCTTTCCAGGGGGCTCAACAAATCTCGACCACTTCAGGCGACCTCACCGTTAATATTGATGGGGACATCATTCTCGATGCTGACGGCGGGGATATCTTCTTCAAGGACGATGGCACCACATTCGGCTCTGCCACTAATACCTCGGGGAACCTCATAATCAAGTCTGGTACGACCACCGCCATGACGTTCTCGGGAGCCGACCTGACAATGAGCGGTGCCATCGACATGGGAAACAACACGCTGACCGGCGGTACGGGCGACCTGAACTGGGACTCCGGCACCCTGTTCGTCGACTCGTCAGCGGACAAGGTTGCTATCAATCGGACAAGCTCTCTGC